TTGGATTTGAAGTTATTTGACCATTTTGATATCCATATATTCCAAAGCCTTCACTTGTCATTAATGTTGCTATTTCACTTCCTGTACTATATACTTGTAGACCTAATTGTGACATTTTTAATACAGTACTTACTATTTCTCCACTTGCTGGTTCCCAAGTTTGTACATCACCTTTATTTAACATTAAATCATATATATAGCAATAATTGCTTTCGTTACTTGACGATTGTATTTCTAATATATAATTTGAAGTTTGAGCTACAAAGCTAAATACTTGTTCTTGCATTGTTATTATACTGTCATAAACTTGTTTATATATTGTGTTGTTATTACCAATTAATCTAATTGTTGTTGTTGTATTTGCTTGATTTGTTATTTTATAAGATAAAGTATACATATTATCTACTATTAAACCATTTATATTTGTATTGGAAGTTGTCATCTTCCCATTACTAATTCCAATTTTAGCTATTGATACTGTCTTACCTATTAAAGTTGCATCATATCCACCAATATAACTAGCATCACCATAATAATGTTCTATTGGATAATTATCAGCTAACGGATAGGAATTAATGTTTGGATAATTACTATCAACTGTTGCTCCAGCATATTCCCATCTACCTTCATCACCTAATAACAATTGGCTATCCTTTATTAAATTGCTACCACCTGTTATTTGAAACATATTTTGAATACTATTAACATTCATTATAACTTGTGCTATTTGTTCTTGATTTTCACTAATTTTTGATGCCTGCGCCTCAATTTCCTTTTTATTGTGATCCACATCTAATCTTACTTTTTCTATTTCAATTTTTTTACTTCCAGCTAAATTATAATTAGTTACTGATTCATTTAAATTAAACATTTTTAAATTTGACTTAATTCTTGAACTATTTTCAATATTTAATATTACTGCTCTTACTGTATTTCCATTTCTATCATTGATATTTATAACATCATTTAATTCATATATATTTCCATCTAAAAAGCCATTTAATTCAAATGGCATATAAGTTAATCCAATAATATTAGTAGCAACTTCTTCAATAATATCTTCTCTTATTAAATCCACAAAAGGATTATCATATATTTTAAATTCTACTCTATCTTCAGCAATACTTTCAGGATAAATAATATCATTGTTCATTCCCTTTTTGCCTAAAACAATAGTATTATATGTAATTTGTTTTTCCTCTGATATCTTTTCATATCTATTTCTCTGAATAGTATCATTAGTTTCAAATTGCTTTTTAATTTCTAATTCACCATAACTATCAAAAATAGCTATAGCTCCACATATTTCTGCAAATCTTGATATTACTTGCCTATATGTAGTTGTTTCATCAAAATTTGGATGTGGAAATTCATAATTAGAAAATGCAAAATCATTATTTTTTAATACTATTCCTTTCTTATTACAAATTTCTTCTATTATTTCAAGCCCAGTATGTTTTTGATTATTAGAATAATCTAATTCAGTTTGATATAAATCTTCTAAAAATTGTGTTTTGTCTTGAACATCTTTAAATGATATAGTTCTATTTGAAATATTAGTTTGTATTTTATCTTTTGTTGGTATAAATATACCTTGTTGAACATATTCAACTTCGCCGTCAATTACAAAGCCTTTAAAAACTGTTATCTCTTTATTTTCAAAATCTAAAACATTATCTAAATCATAAATATCAAATGACAATGTTTTAGCAGGAAAACCACCAACAATTGAAGTTGATGAATGAGATATTTTTGGTGCTGTTTTTATTACATCACCAATATATTCAATTCCATCAACCACAATTTTTGATTTTGGTGAAAAAGAACGATCATTTAAATGTTCTTTATATCTTTGACTTGTATTTATCATATATAATCCACATCCATTTGAATAAAGTGTATTTCTACTGGATTTGTCAGATATGGTTCATTATTTATAAATGTATAATCAATCTTACTAATAGTTAAATACATTCTTTTTGTTACCCACTCATATTCTTTAGCACTAAACCAATATAACTCACATTCTGTTAAATCAATTAACTTTATTAATTTTGATAATTCTTCACCATACCATTTATCTAAATCATTAAAAATTGCATATAGTTTATTATTTAATCCTCCAACATCTCTTGTCATTGAAAAGTCATCACTTCTACCTGCTTCTTCGCCATCTAATTGTGTTGGCTCATAACCAAAGCCATCTACTTCAAACCATATACCATTTATTCTTATTTTATGTTTTTCCATAGTTACCTCCTATGTCATAAGTAATATTTCACCAGCATCAATTTGAGCTTGATTAACTTTTTGAATTATTGTTTTACCATCTTCATATTTGTGATAAATGGTAATAGCCAATTCTTGCTTATTAGTAACATTATTTCTTTCGTTTAATGCTCGTTTTACTTGATCGTATATTTTGCTTTCTGGTGTAACAATTTCCCCTTCACGAGTATTATCGCCAATAATTGCTAATTGAGGATTATTTCTTTCTACATACTTACCATTGGCTAAATGTTGAATTGGTTTAATATTAAACCCTTTACCACCAACAAATGGTACCCAATCTGGTATTTTTATTTGATTTAATCCATTTAAAAATCCATTGATTCCATCTATTATCAAATTAAATGGCAACTTAAATACTGAAACTAATCCATCAATAATTCCTTTAAATATATTTTTTATCCCTGTCCATGCTTTATCCCAGTCACCACTAAATACACCATCAATGAATTGAATAATTCCTGTACACATTTTTATAATTCCACTTATTACATCAGTTATTGTTCCAATTACTGTAAATACAACATCTTTAATTGTATTAAGAATTGGCACTATTTTTGGCAATATATTTTGTATACACCAATCAATTAATGGTTTTAACCATTTTTCCCAGACTAATTTAATGTGATCAATTACTACACCAATAAACTCTGATATATTATCCCATAATGGTTTTAGATGTTGTTCCCACAAATTCTTAATATTTTTAGCTGTTTCATCAACAAATGGTTTAAAATATTGATTATAAACATCTAAAAACTTACTAAAGGTATCACTTAATCCATTTTTTAAACTATCAAAGAATGGTTTCATGTGTTCATCATATACTTTATTTATTGAATCACCTACATGTGTAAATGCATCTGAAATTGTCCCAGTTACAGTCTGAACTGGTTCTAAGATTCCTTCTATTGTTTTTTTAATTTTATCTACATTATCTGAAATAGGAGTGACTATTAAATCTAACATATCCCTTCCAAATTTAGATAATAATTCAGTAATACTCATTATTGGATTTGCAAACATCTCAATTAAATCTGAGCCTATTTTTTTTGCTGTATCACTCGTAAATATTTCTGAAATACTGCCAAGTGATTCTAATAATCTTCCCTTAATATCTATATCTTCACTACTTATATTAAACATATTAATAAGGTGTGTCTTAATTATTTCAGTATTTTCAGTTAAATATGTATTGATACTACCTATTAATCCATCAATAATATTAGTTCCAATTTGTGCAATTGAACCTATTATTTTTCCTAAATTTGTAGTAACTGTATTTACCCAATTATTACTTGCATTTAACACTTTACTATCAGTAAAAATATTTTGCAAAGATTTTTTTATGTTATTTATAGATTCAAAAATTCCATCAAAAGATGTTCCTTTAAACCCTATATTAAATCCTACAGAAAATAATTTTTGTAACTCTTTAAATTTATTTATTACTTCATCTATTACTCCATTAGTTTTATTAAACTCATTTGTAATTGGAGAAGAATCTAAATTAGCAGTTGAAGTTGTATTTGGTATTGAACTTAAATTATCTTCACTGCTGCTAGAAGAATTGCTTTTAGTATTTATGGTAGTTATTTCATCTATTGGTGCAAAAGCTTTTTGAATTTGTTTTGCAGCTTTTTTAGCGGCACTTCCTGTTGATGCTATATCACTTGCTGTATCTGTCGCAGACTTTCCTACACTTTCAATTCCAGCACTTGTTTTACTAACAACACTCGGAAATGAAAGACCAAATAGTGATAATAAATTTTTTATCCCATTAAAAAAATTAGTTATAGCAACTAATGCAGCATTAATAATAGGAATGAATAAATTTGCAATAGGAATAATTACTTGACCTACAGCTACTTTTAAATTATTAAAAGCCATCTTTAACCCTTGAACTTGTCCTCCAAATGTTTTTGTATATGTTGCTGCATCTCCAGCTTGAAATCTAGTTTCTTCTAAAATTCCATTATATTCAGCTTCTATTTTTTGTGCCTGTGTCATTGCTGCTGTAGTCGTATTATGAGCTTTTGCCCAATCTTCCCACATTTTAGCAACATTTTTTGTAACACCAGCATTATCAACTAAAATTGAATTTTCATTTTTTAAACCTTCAGTTGCTGTTACCACTGCTTCTCCCAAATCATATGAAGCTTGTCTACCAAATGAAGCGCTATCTTTTAATGCTGTCATTGTATTTTCAATTTGTGTTGTATCATATCCTCTTGAAAGTAAATTTTTATATGAAGTAACAGCTTCATTAACCGATACTAAACCATCTTTTGTATATTCATTGATAAATTTTTGTGCTGCACTAAATGAATTTCCAGTGCCATCTGCTATTGATTTTAATCCTGTCCAAGCAGATTGCATTTGACTTGCTGCATCTATTGAAGATTTTGAAAATTTTGTTATTGCTGCAATGGAAAAAGCAGTCGCAATATAACCACCTATCTTTTTCATTGAAGTAGAAAAGGCATTTTGTGTACCTAATGCTGAACTTTTAACTTCTTTATCAAAATTTCTTTTATTCAACACTAAATCCATTGAAACACTACCTACATTTGTTGTAGCCATTCTATCACCTCAATTCTAACCAAAAATTTTAGAAAATATCGAATCTATATTTTCTTTGGTTATTGTAATTTTATTTTCATTATTTGAATGTTTTCTTTTAAATTCCATCCATTCATTTCTTATTTGTTTTTCTTTATTAGTCATTTGACTTATTTTTTTTGGGTCTTTTTCTGACCTTATTTGAACTGTATAACCCAATGATGTTTCACCATTAAGTCCTACAAGTAATTGCCTAAATTCTTGATGTGAAATAGACTCATATTCCATATGTAATCTAATTCCATATTGTTGAGCAAAGCTAGATACAATTAAATCCCAGTTAAAGTCTTTATCATAATAACTTTCTGGGATTATTAGTTTTTTGATTTTCTTGCTTCTTCTAATAATTTGTCAGGTTCTTCACCTGTTATTGCACCCATTATGCAATATGATAGATATATCATTTTTTCAACAGATATATCTAAATCCATTATTTCTTTTGTTGCTTCTTTTCCTAATGCCAACTCATAAATTTTCTTCGTTCTTTCTGATTCAGTTAAACTTTCATTTTGAACTTTTTGTATTTCATCAAATGTTTTTTGTCTATCATCAACTGTGTATAATTTATCTGCAATTTTTATTTGTGGATGATTATCTCCACTTAACATTTCCTTTGTAATACCAGTATCAATTATTCTCATATTATTCCTTCTTTCTTTTAAATAAAATAAAAAGAGGAAAGCTATTTAAAACTTCCCTCTTTAACTACCTGTTTATATTAGCTTGCAGGAGTAAAAGTTGGTTTGCCTTTACCAGTTAGGTCACCACTTAATGGTGCAACATCAGTTGCTGCACCCATTATATCAGTTAATCCTACTACTGCAGTAAATTCTAATGTAGAATCATTTGGGAATGTTATTTTAAAATCTGCTTCTGCAGCTTTACCAATGTTATATCTTAATCCATCAATATAATCATTTCCTGTATCCCCTAAAGTCCTTTTTCCACTGAATGAACCACTAAATGCTTTTGCTGTTAATAAAGCATTTTGCCATCCACCACCTGAAATTGAATACCAAGTTTCGATATTATTATCAATCGTTAAACTTAATTCTTCTATATCTGCAATTGGTGAATATACTACTGTTTCGGAAGAACCAGAAGTTTTAACTGCAATTTCACATTCACTTATTGAATATTGTCCTACTGTTACTGTAGCCATATTATCTACCTCCTATATATAAATCGATTTCTATAGAATATTCATAGATACCTTTATCATCAGTTCCTAAATTAATAGGTTCTTCTGTATACATCATTGTGAATATTCTTTTTTCACCAATAAAAAAAGTTCTTTCTTCAAAGAACTCATATATTGATTGTGCCATTTGTTCTGCACTATCTTGATTTTTAGTATATCTTAATAGAATCGTTATAGGTTTTATATATGTACTTTTATTTGATTTTCCACCTATTACAGGTGAATAACTTAATTGCCTTTTAGAATTATAAAAACATATTGCCTCTTCTTTGTTATTATCAATTTTACCAATTGATATAGGTTTATTCCAATTAAATTCTTGCTTGAAATAATCTTTAATCTGTTTTAATGTTACTTTCATCTTTGTTTACTCCTTGCTATTCTACTAAAAGTATTTTTTACAAAGTTTTTCTTATTACCATTGATATATGGATCAAACCATAAACCACCCGCTTTGGAGTTTTTATCAGTTTGAAAATTATACTCAGGATGAAAGTATAATCTTCTAGCATAAGGTGTATCACTAACGATACTAACCTTACCTTTACTTTTATTCTTATCATCCACAAATGTACTTCTATTTTGTAAAGTCCCTATATCAAATGGCATAGTTTGACTTTGTACTAAATCACTTTTAGTTGCATCGGCTGTTTCTACCAAAGCTTGATTTAATTGCTGTTTAGTTAAACTAATACCTTTAAAATTAAGTTTTACTTTAACTTGCATTACATCAACTCCAGTTGTGTACTATGAATAGTCCCATCAGGATTACGAGGCCTAGCACCAGAATAAATCTCATAAGTCCTACCATTAATAGTGATAGTTCCATCACTAATTGTTTTTAATGATGGAGCTATATCACCTTTCATGATAGTTTTTCCTATAAGAGTTATCTGTTTGCCATCAACATCTATAATTCTTTTTGACTTTTCACTAAAAATACACTTACCTTCTACTTCAACACTACTTATTGGTTCTCCTTCTTCTGATATTCCTTCAGCATTTAAACTAATAAAATAATCAGTATTTAAAAGCCAATCAGGAAAAGGAAGTTGTTTGATATTTTTAGCCATTAATTCTACAATCCAATCCTGTTTGTTTAATTAGACTATATGCTCTCTCACTCATACATAATTTTTTAGCTTTTGTTTTATTATCAGAGTTACTTTCAACATTAACTGATATATCTAAAACACTATAAGAAGAAATATCACTATCATCTTCATTATTATAGCCATGCTTATATATATATTCAGCTTGAGAGCATATTGCTTTACTTACCTTTTCTTGTTGAAATTCGGTGAGATTATCAAAGCCTACTTCAATAATTCTATTAAAGGTTATACTATCAATCTTTTCTTGAGCTAATTCAAGATTATATTCGATATCATCAGTAGGTATAATTGTCCCTTTATAGATATCTGTGTAATAATCTTTATTAACATAAAGAGTCATATTATCACTCCTTCTATTGAGGAGTATTTTCTACTTCCTCTTTTTTAGTTTCTTTAATTTTCTTTGGAGTTTCTATCTCAACTTTATTATGTATTTCTTCAAAATTAGGATTATTTCTTAATTTTTCAATATAAAAATTTAAAGTTTCTTCAATTACTGCTCCTGTTTTTTTATTCTTGAACTTTGGCATCTTCAAGCACCTCAGTTTCTTTAGATTCAGCTTTATCTTTATTTAATTTTTTATTGTCTTTAGATTCAGCTTTATCTTTATTTAATTTTTTATTGTCTTTAGATTCAGCTTTATCTTTGACAACTAATCCAATAGTTCTCATTAATAACACCTCCTACTATTAAGCCTTATGATGAACATATAAACCAGCTACTTTATTTTCATAAACATCAGCTAAACCATATTTTCTATAACCAAATTTCCATGCATCTGCATCTTGATTTGCTTCTGGAGTAATTACTTTTGGAGCAATATGTTTGTTATATTGCATTATAGCAGACTTTTCAATAACCATAAAGTTAATATCTTTTCCAGCTTCATCACTTGCACCTGTAGAAACATGTTTTACATATCCACCTGAAGTCTCTCCTGATGTTTTACCATCTTTTAAATCAATTGCAGTATAGAATCTAGTTTGTGGTACTTCAATTATTTGTGCAAATCTATTGAATACTTCTTTTGATTTTATTGTATCTAAATCATCAGTTAATCCTTTTAATGTAGGTGTGATGAATAGATATCTGTTTTCATATGGAACTTCTGCTTCATCCATAGTAGTAATTGCAGTTCTTAATGCAGCAATTACATCTGCACCAGTATTTAAAGTTCCTGTTGCACTACCAATACCAGTAGTTCCACAATATTGTGCAAATCTAAAAGCATCCCCTTCTGGAGCAACTTTAGTTCTAATAAATTCACTTGCTAATTTACCATAAGCTAATCCAGCAGTTTCTTCATCATCCATTGCATCAATTGTGAACATTCTACCTCTTTCATAATTGAATTTTACTGTTTCATTTGTGAAAGTGACATCACCATTTGTATATCCACTTGCACGATCATAATCTCCTAATCCATCCATATCAATTTTAGGAATTATGATTTCATCTGCATTCGCTCCTGCTTGTGCTAATGAAGCATCACTATCAAGTACTGAAGTTAATGCAGCTTTTTTGTACACTTCATCTAATAAAGGTACATATTTTTTAAATTTTGCGATACTATTTGCCATTTTATACCATCTCCTTCTTTTTTTAGGCAAAATAAAAAGACTTATTTAAGTCCCATTATTTTTCGCATTTCTGACATTTCATCATCTTTTTTATCTTCCTTACCATCGCCGCCAACTTTGAATCCTTTTTGGTCTTCTTCATTTTTGGTAATAAGTTCGGGAAAATCTTTGATAACATCTTCGACTTCAGTAGTTAATTTACTACCATCTATTTCTCCATTGTTATCTAGGATGTTATTCTTGTCTATAAGTCTAACAGCTCGTTCTACTTTAGAATCATTAACACCCTTTCTTAATAAAGCATTTTCAATTCTACTATTAAGTGCATCTAATCTTGCTTTATCATATTTTTGAGTCAACTCTTTAGTCTTTTCATCTTGTGACTTATTTGCTTCCTCATCTTCTTTAGCTTTTGCAAGTATTGATTTAGCTTTCTCAATATCATCAATTCCTAAATCCTTTAATTGCTTTGCTAAAGCTTTCTTTTCATTTTTTAAACTAATGTCATTAAGTTCTTTATCAGAATACTTTTTTTCTTCTTCTGATTTTGTTTCCTTTTTTTCATCAGCTTTAGTAGTTTCTTCTTTTGAAGTATCTACATTTTGGTTGTCTGCTATACTTTCTTCCCCACCTTCTGCAAACAATTGAATATTTAGTGGTATTTGAACTTTTTTGTTCATACTATCCTCCATTTCCTAGATATGGTCATCTACTCCCTGTTATTTTAGATACAGGCAAACTATATTAATTAGTTTTATGTCATAATTAGGACACTAAAAAAGCCGATATAATCGACTTTATTAACAATAAATTTATTAATCAATTTTAAAATCATCCAAAGGCGGATATCCATTAATGACTAAAACATTATTTAATGTATCTTTATCAACATTAAAAATTTCGCATAGTTTTTTTGAAATCTTATCATCTTCTAACAAATTATTATATAACTTATTTCTATAATAATCTATAAATTCATTTTCTATATTCATAATATCATCTATAGTTTTAGATTCATATATTTTATTCTTAATATCATTTATATTCATTTTTCAACAACTCCTTTGATAAATTCGTATAATTCTTTATCTTTTTCAAGCAATAATTTTTTGTTTTCATAATAATATTTTATTCCTTCAGAAAAATATTCTAATGCATAATTTGTATTTACTTTGTTAAAAATGAAATTCCTATTACCATTGTATATCCTCGTTTGATATTTGCTGACAAAATCAGAACTATCTTTTAAAAGCCAATATTTTCCTGTTTTTGTTGTCTTAACTTCAAAATCATTTTTTGTATATTTAGAAAACTTCCTTTTAATAATCTTATTATACACCTTTTCTTCCTCTTTTGTAAAAGTTGATTGCAATTTATGTCCTAATTCATGAATCAAATCATAAAAATTTGATTTTGTTCCAAGATATATTTTGTTTTCACTTGGAGAAAATCTACTATAATTTTCTTGACTCATGCCTATAGTTACACCCTTTGTTCTGGCTTGAAACTCAGAAGATGTTACATTTCTAGTATCGTTTATCATACTTATCAATTTTTGTTGTTCAATATATTGCAGTCTTTTAGTTCTATAATAATCTATATTATCATCAAAAAGAGAACCTTTTTCTAATCTAGTATATTTCTTTTCTTGTCTTTCATAATAATTATATTTATCACTTAAATCATCAGATATAAGTTCTTCTTCATCAGTATCATAACTTATATCTTCTAATTCAGGATAGTATGTAGTTAATCCATGTCTACAGTTAGGATGTAAAAAACCTTGATTCATTGCTTCACTTAATAATTGATGTTGTCCATCAGATTTTCCACCAGAATATACATCATCAACTAGAATTTTACCTTGCCATGCTGTACATAACTTACAAGCTCCTCCATGTGATGTTACTTTTACTAAAGTTCTACCTATAGACTTTCTAAAATCTCCTTCTCCCATTAAATGAGTTCTTAAAGATGTTGTCCTTACTGCCATTTCAGCATATGAAGCAATATTTATTCTTCTACCATCTGCATATTCAATACAATTTAGTCCTCTAGATAAGAAATCTTTAGTTGCCATATCAATTGCTTGTTTTTCTGTATAAACACCATTTCCAACAAAAAAAGCACTTTTATGAATAACTTGTCTATATTCATCATTTATCATTCGTAGTGCTGCTGAATTTGCTTTATTTAAATCATTATTAACAACTTTTATTAATGAATTAACTTTTCTATCATTTGTTTGAAAAAAACTTTTATTCATTAATTCTGATGGTTTTAATTTATCATCAGTATGATATTTATTAAATTGTTTAATTGCATTTATAGATCCTTGCTTAAGTTCTTTCTGTAATTGTTTAGATATAACCTCATTTAATCCTTTTGTATATCCACCAATTATTTTTCTATTTTCTCTTTGATATCTTTTTAGTTCTTTTAGTTTTTCAGCTTGCCATTGAGTAAATTGAAAGCCAACTTTAGTTTCTTCTTTTAAATGTCTATTTAGATTTCTTTTCATTGATGTAATTAGTTCTATTTCCATTTCTTCATATAATTGTTTTATATTATAATCGTTCATGGAAATCACCTACTTATTTTAAAATATCTTCATTTTCAATCAAATCTATGTCATCTGCTATTGCAGGTTCTTCCATAGAAATAATTCCTTTTTCTTCTTTTATTCTTTTTATTTCTTGTTGTTTCCATTTTTCATCCTTGTCATCTCCCCATAATTCTTCTACTTGAGCATCTATACTCATAATATTAGTAGTACTTGCTTTTCCAACAGTTTCAACTTGAGCTTCAAATGATGGATTTGCATAACCACCAAATGTCGGAGTAACAACAGTATCATTTATTTCTTTTTTATTCATGGTATCATAAGTTTTAAATATGATATCTACTAAATCTTTTATAACATTATTTAATTTATCAACAATTTGATTTCTTCTATAAAGAGTTGTTTTTTCTTTTTCTCTTTGAGCTTCTGCATTATCTAATTTCTTTATATCTATTCCAAGTGTACTAGGACTAATTAATCCTTGTAAACATAAATCTAATGCTGTTACATATGATTGTAATAATGCTTCGTATTGTATTTCACCTTGAGTAGTCTGAATTTTATTTTGTGCATTTTCTGACATGTCAGTTTCAGTCATTATAAAACTAACATCAAAATCATTTCTTTTTAACACTTTTCCAGTTTTTGGATCCTTTGGTAATAATGAATCAGGAATATACTCTTTTAATTGTCCTTTTCTTATAGCTAACATCCATTGTGACCATACTTCATCAAAAGCATCAAAGTTATCTAATTTTCCATCAAAAATTGATTTACCTCTACCTTTATATTTTTTGCTTTTATAAATCATAAATGGAATTGCCATCATAAACTTATTAGGATTCTCCACATCTTGATATTCTTTTGCAATTGTTGGAAAATCTTGTATATTTAATTCATGACCTTCTTTATCCTCTAAACTAAAACTAATTCCTTCTTTAGTATATTTTTCTTTTAAAAGATATTCTTTTTTATTGATAATCTTTTTAGTTTTAAATATTATTGATTGGATTCTACTTCGTTTATATTCAATATCAACTCTTGAGCCTTCATAATATTCAACAATTGGATATTTACTTATGTCAGTATCTATTGAAACTTTAAACACACCATCGCCATCTACTAAAGTTCCTTTTACTGCATCGTTTAGTAAATCTTTCAAATGAATTTCTTTATCGATTTCATTCCATTCTTCTTGTCTTTTCTCAACTTTTACACTAGCTAAATCATCAGTAGAAATATCAGCTAGTGTATCAACAATCATTGATGGTAACCCTGTATGTATTTTTCTAATATTAGAAGATACACTAGGGGAACTTGACCAAAAATGTTTATTATTTAATTTATCATCAATTTGTTTATATAATTGGTCTAATTCACTAGCTTCTCCTCTATACCAAATATTATTGATAAAAGCTTGCCCTTCATAATCAGTTAATTTTTCTATTTTAATATTTAATCCAGATGGTTCATCTATTTGTAACCAATTTTTAATCATATCTTTAATCACTCCCATTTTTGCACCTCTAATCATTATCTTTTATTAGTTTTGATATTATCTCCCAATTACCTATTAATTTTTTGAAAGGTAACCAAGCATATTGACATCCTTGTATGTTATGATCATTAGAATCCTCTAATTTACCATCTTCTGTAAAGCTATATGAATTACATTCTTGAAGATAGTCTTTACAATTTTCAACAATTAAAAAATCATTTGTATTCAACCACGATTGTTCTAATTGCACTCTTGTTATATTTGTTGTCTTTTTCCAAGCACCTACAAAATTATATATACAATTTGTTTCTCTTTTGAATTTAGATGCTTCTGCTATTGTTCCAGCATCAGCACTATCAATAAATATATCTTTTGAAAACCCCCATTTTAATTTGCATCTTTCAGCAAATTGTACTAATTTGGGAATTACATCACTTGGAGCAAATGGTATTTCCCTATCCTTGTTGTTATATGACTCTTCTTCAAGTAATATACATTTTCTATTATCTGTAATACCCACAAATTCAAAAGTTAATTTATCGTGTGTCCTTTTACTATATGATGTGTCACAACCTATTGAAAACTTAATATAATTATATTTTTTAGCTTCAAATTCTGTGATAATATCTTTATCTATGACATTAAATACCAAACCTGTTGCCTTTCCCCTTAATCCTAATATTTTATTTTTATATAATTTAGTTCCTTTAGGTACACTTCTTATTATTTGGTTTTTCTTTTCTTCAGTTAATGAGGCATTATGTTCAAATGAAAAATACCACCAAATCCAATTATTAATTTTATCTTCATTAAGTTGTTTTAATAATTCATTTGGAGCATCATTTTTATACTGTTCTATTGGTCTAGAATGATTAACATATTGTGTGTAACATTCTTTATTTGGATCATCTGGATTCATTGTTGCTATCCTATAATCACATCTCATATATACTTCACGAACAAATTCCATATCAGCTATATTAAACTCATCTATATATAAACATCCATATTGACCACCCAATACTTTTTTCCATCTAGCTTTATTATCATAACCTACAACAAATATTATTTTTTCTCCACTAGATGTTTGATATTTAATGTGTGGCATTGAATATTCTTTATCACCATCACCTTTATAAGTAACTAATGAACCAAATGTTTCAATAATACCATTATCTTTTTGAATTATGTTTTTTTCTATTGTCCCTAAATCTAATCCTGATAATATGTGAAATTTTTTGAAACTTCTTGAAACCTTAAACATAAATTTGAGAACTCCAATAGTAGTTTTACCAGCAAAGGTTGTTCCTTCTAAAAATTCACCTTCAGCATCATCATATTTTAAAAAATCAATATACTTGTTACTTAATAAAAATTCATTCATTTTTTATCAGTTAACTGTCTATTTATACTTTCTAATAATGATGTCATTTCAGTTTTATCAGAAACTATATGTTTATCAATAAAAGCACCATTACTTTTCCCAATTAATTCACTAACTTTAATTCTGTTTGACATATCTTCATATTCATTTCTTAAAACCTTTGTCCAAAATTCCTTTACTTCTATCATATCGGCAGTTCTATCATTTTTAGTTTCTTCTTGTCTTTGTTCTATATATTTTAATAGTTCAGGTTTTCTCAGGTTTTCACTTCCAATTGAATATGCTGTTTTTTCGCTATAACCAGCTTTAATAGCAGCTTTAGTAGCATCAGCTAATTCTATATAGTAATCACAAAACTTTTTTTGTTTTTCTGTCATATAGTCACCTACTTATTATTAATAGAACCTATATATGATAATCCTATTATTGTTAAACATATAATCATTGTTATAATTACTGCATCACTCATATAAAACACCATCTTTCCATTATTTATTTAAACTTTCAATTATTCTTCTTTTCTCATCTTCAGATAAGAATTTATTATTTCTTACATCATCTAATACTTTTTGTTTTTTAGATTCGTTTTCTTGTATTATTGCTATTTTGTATCTATCTCTTAATATTCCATAGTATTCATTGATATATTTAATATAGTATTTACTCACATTTACCCTCTTTTCATCTAAAAAGAACATATTTCTATGTTCTATTGTGCGGGATATCTAACATCTATAGTGCTAGATCCATCACAAATGTAATTACATAGTACTTTATAAGCACCATAGTAAATGATATAACTTCTCTTTTTCGTTATTCTATTCTAAATAGCCAAAATGAATTTCACTACCATCATAGCCCTATTGATTTACTCATTCAGACTGACTATTTCCATAGTCTGTTGACACAATAGCTTATATATCACTTACTATGCTACCTATAAGGCAACATATTTCCAAACATAACCATACGCTGTTTTATTTTTACCTGAACAGCAATATTGAATATTTGATTTTTTATAATTTGTATTTTTAGTTATTTCTCTTAAATTAAACCATTTTTTTATTAAATTACCTTCTAAATCATATTGCAATACATTATATTTAGTTTTTATTATGCTCTCTCTATCTTGTTTAGTTCCATAATTCATATTTTCTTTAAATGTCATCCATTCAAGATTATTTACATTATTATTATGCTTATTCTCATCTTTATGATTTACTTGCAATAAATTATTTGAATTTGGTATAAATGTTTCTGCAACTAATCTATGTATTAATTTTGTTGCTTGTATTCCATTTTTAGATAAGCCAACATGTAAATATTCACCATTGATTGGTTTCAATATTTTTCTTTTTGATTTGACTCTACCTAAATTACTAACCCAGTATTTTCCTTCATATTCCTTTATTTCTTTCCATATTTCTTCTTTCATATTCACTCCAATTAAATAAGTATTATAAATGCTTTGTATATATCTTTTGTTTAGTATATTTGACTTTTACTATATTCAAATAATTAATATAATCACTATGGTTTCTTATAGCCATGTAGGTATCATCATATCCTTTGTCATTACTCATTATTAAATAATTAATTCTATCATTATTGCCTATCTCATATCCTAAGGCATCTAAAATAGCTAATTCATTATCGTTTTCTTCCACTAAACTTCTTTTTTCCATATTGTATAATCTAAACATGATGTTCCTTCTCTCTAAAAATATACTGAATGTTTTTATACATCCAGTACACCAATTAAGAATAAAAAGGGGTTGGTTAGTGTGATGCTAACCTGTGGAATTTTAATATTTCCACAATACCATTTTATAACCTATACTTTCCCCTTTTTTCCCATACTTTCAATTTTATCTACAATTCTATATATTTGACTTTTCCCTATTCCATTATGTTTAGCCGATATTCTTGCATTACTCCATTTATGTAATTTCTTTTCAACATATATTTGTTTATCATAATCATTATGTTTTTGAAAGTTATTATATTTGTCATTTACTAAAGAATTAATATTATCTAATTTCTTTATTGCATCATCTAAATATAAACTTATTTGTGCCAATTCTATTAATGCATCCTCTGTTCCTCTTGGTGATGATTGCACACGATCCTTTGTATAATTAATAGCCTTTGGTTCTAATTTTGTTCTTAATCGCTCTACTTCTCTTCTATAATATCTTACATCTGATTCTATATCTTCTTTTTGTTCTCTTAATTCAAATAACTCCATAACCTACCTCTTTTTACTTTTAACTTTATTAATTTCATCTATTTCTCTACTACATTGTTTTATTTCTTTTCTGGTTTGTTTTAATATTTGACTTTTTACATATATTAGTCTTTTTAATTCTTTTTCTCTTTTATCTAGTTCAGTCATATTTACCTCACATCTTTATTTAATAATTGTATTTTTAATTCAGTATTTTCTCTTCTTAATTCTTCTAATTCTACAATTGCATTAGTTATTGTCAACCCATTTATTAAAGTTCCATAGTAGCCATCAAATCCTAGTAAATCATATATTAAATATCTATAAGTACAACTTTCTGTATTTATAATATTTGCCAATGTATCAAATACTTTTTGAGTTTGATCTAGTCTTATTTCAAATTCTTTTTTCATATTCTTTAAATCTCCACTCTACATAAGATTTTAAATATCTAATATAGACATCATATATTTTATCTTTATAACCAATTCTCATAAATTCTATTTTTCCTACATAACAAGTATCTTCATAATTATTGTTTATATAATCATCTATAACTTGTCCTATTATTTTGTATGGTAAACAAGGCTCATTAATTATTTTCAACCTTTACCTTCTTTCAATTCTTTTAATTTATCTAAAATAAAATCATTATTCAATCTTGCACCAAGTTCAATAGATTTACTAGCTTCACGATTTCCACAAATAAAAGCATTAAAATCAAATTTTTCTAAATATTTTTCTAACTCATCAATTATATTATTTAATCTATCATATTCACTAACTATTTCATCAAAAGCATTTCTTTCACCAAAATAGCACATTTGTAATTTTCCTAAAAATTCTTCTTTATTCATCTTTATCACCACCATTTAATATATTTTCTAATTTTAAAATATCTTCTTCTGATAAAGTAATATATTCATTATCCCACTGGTCATAAGCAATATATTTTTCCTTTTTTATTAATTCTGCTGCTTTTTCATTTTTTGATTTTTCTAAAATATATTTGCCTTCCATTTCACTAGCATATTTTGAAGTATTTAAATATATTTTAGTGTTTTCTTCTAGTTTTTGTTTTAATTTTTCTATTTCTTCTAATAATTCCCATTGTTCAGGTACTCTACCATACATATTAAGTGCTTTTATTATTGTTTGATTTTCTTCATTCATCTTTATCACCACCATTTAATATATTTTTTACTTTCTTAGAGTGATTAATACTAATTAAACACTTTTCATTATTTAAAGTATGTTCTGCTTCTATTTCACAACTTCTAATTCTTCTATTGCTTTTTCACATCTTGATTTGTAAATATCATTGTTAATCTTTTTTCTTAAATGGCAATTAACACTATCTAAATGTGTTATTTCTTCTTGTAAATCATAAAACTTACTTTCCCATTCAGTACTTTCAGCTGTTAATCTATCTATTTCTTGTTTTAATTCTTCTAAAAAAGAATTTTCTAAAACAACTTTTTGATACGATTTTCTTGTTATATAATATTTCTGTTCTAATTCTTCCAACTTTTCAGTAGTTTCACATAATTCTTCTATTGTTGATTTAAAACCATTTTGTAAATTAGTTATGTAATCTGCCATCTTTTTTCTTTCCTCAAAGCATCTTGCCATTTCATCAAATGTAGCATTATCAGCAAATTCAAAAGCAATATATTCTTTATGGTCTATTCTTTCTAATCTATCAATTATTTCTTTTATTTCATCTTTCATCTTTCAAATCTCCTATAAGTTTAAGTATATCTTCACATACTTCTGCACCACTCATTAAATCACTTTCTTCTTCAATACAATATTTTTCTATTTTAAGTATCATATCCATTCTTTTATCTGATAATTGTTGTAAATTAGTTATTATTTCATTTTTTTCTTTAATTTCTATTCTTACATCTTTATATGTTTCTTGGTATTCTTTTCTTTGTTGTTCTAATTTATCTTTTAATTTCATAATTTCTAATTGTTTATCAATATCGCTTTTTTGTAAATTAGTTATGTAATCTAATAATATATTTCTTTCAGTAGGTAGTAATAATTTATATGGTTCTTCGTTATATTCTTTTTTATTATAAATTGGATACCAATTATCGTTTTTTAAATAATCTAATATTTCTTTTATTTCATCTTTCATTAAAATCCTCCATTATTGCTTCTAAATGTGCTTTTATTTCTTTTAATAACCATTCTCTTGTATTTTCATTAATTGCATATTGTTGAAGTGTTATTTCATAAGTCAATGTACCATTTGACATTGTTATTTTTATTTCATCGTTCATTATTACTCACCTTTTTACTACTTTCTTAAATATTAAATATCCTATTTCAAAAGGTAATAATATTATGTCCAAAATTAAACATATAGGTATTAAAAATATTGTTAAAAGAAAACTTAAATAAACATTATAAATATCATAACCACTATATTGTGCTTTATATCTAAAAACAATTTCTAAATAGTCTTTTATATTTTTTTTGCTTAACATTATTACTCACCTTTGCTTTCTAAAGTAGTAATGTTTCATAAATCGTTCTCCATTGTTTCATTAAAAATTTATAAATTACTTCTTTACTTTCACAATGTATCATATACTCATTAAGTTTTAATATTTTATATATACCTTTTTTTAATTTTTCGTTCTCATTAATTAAATTCATATATTTGTCGTGTTGTTCTTTAGTAATTAGAAACATATTATTTTTAGTAATATAATAATTAAATAAATCTATTACATTTTTTTCATTTGCTTCATTGTTTATTTCCATTTTAATTCCTCTACTTGTTTATTAATGACATTTAATTCTTTCATAGTTATATCAATGCCACCAATTTCAATAGTTTTAGTATCAAAATTAAACCAAATATTTTTATTTTCATCATAATTAAAATATTCTATACTTGATTTCCAATTATTTATACCATATCCAAGTTCTTCAAAATCTTTTTTTGCTTTTGTATTTTTTTCTTTTATATTTTCGATTGCTTTTTTCTTTAATTCTTCAAATTGTTCAGGTGTAATATCATTAAACATATTTTGCATTACTTTTTTAGCATCTTCTATTGTTGAGTCTTCAAATAATGAATTATATAATTCAGGATTACTTTCTTTTGTTACTATACTCATATCTTATTCATCTCCTTTGCTTTTAAGATAATCTATTATTTCATTGATTGCATTCCTATTATGAGTAATATATTTCGCTAAAAATTCATTATCACTTATTTTTCCACTTTCAAATGGTAATTTTTCAGGTATTTTCTTTTCTTCTCTTGCTTTTTTAATTTCTTCTGCCACTTTATTCCAACTTCTATTTGCTTCAATAATTGTTGGTTTTAGTCTATTTAATGTATCAATTGCCATCATTATTTATTCTGCTGTTATTTCATTTGTATCTTCTAGGATTTCTACTTCATCGTTTAATATATTAAAATTCCATTTTCCAAATAAATAATTTTCTATATCTTGATAATTTGCTTTTTCAGTACAATACATGTAACCTCTATATTCATATACAATATTATTTATTTTTATTTTTTTAGGCACTTCTTCACCATTTGCTATTTTATTTAATAAATCTATTATTTTCATATTCTATTCTCCTTCCTTTTTTAGTAGTTCAAAATCAGTAAATATACTTGTTTGACCATTTGCTGTTATTCCATTTAAACGATTAACTGCTATTTTGTGATATTCAGAATCAATCTCCATTCCTATATATCTTCTTCCTGTTTCTTTAGCTGCTAAACAAGTTGTGCCACTTCCACAAAAACAATCTAATACTATATCATTTTCCTGTGTACTATTTAATATTTGTTTTTTTACAAATTCAATAGGTTTTATAGTTGGATGATTATATAATTTTTTGTCATATTGATTTATATGTGATACATACCATTTATGTTTGTTTTCACAACCTTGATTAAAATTAACACCACTTTCATAAAATGCCAAGCAATATTCAATATCACTTAAAAATGGACTACTTCCAAAAGGGACAGGATTGTCTTTACACCAACAAATAATGTTAAAATTACATTGTTTTTCTTCTATAAAATATTTCATTAAATCATATATTTGACTTTTACTACACCATATATATATATTTATTTTTTTCATAATTCTAACAAGGTCATCTAATATTTTATAATCAATTCCTTTTAATAAAGTTTCTTTGCTCTTATTCATGTCTTTCACAGCATTCTTTACATTTTTTTGTAAACAACCACCACCTGAATATGATATGTCATAAGGAATATCAGTATATATCAAATCAATACTTTTATCAGGAATACTCTTAATTAATTCATAACAATCACCCAATTGTATTGTATTTATCATATCTTCAAATTTCATTTTTTCTCCTTAAATATTCTGCTAAATCAGGATTTTCATCAGCTATTACTTTCAAAGCATTCTGATAATTGCTATAATTAATATCATTTTCTTGACATTTATCTACATACAAAATTGTTAGTACAAATATGTATATCATTCCTAATATTATAATTAGTATCACTTTATACCTCCTCTATTTCATAACCTTTATAATTCATTAATTTTTTCTTAATCTTATATACTTCAGTTCGAATTCCTTTCGTATCTACTATATGTAATTTATTTTCTTCATCATTATAGGTAAAATCAGCAACATAATTTATTGACCTTATTGTCTTGTTATTAAACTTAAAGCTAGGTATTAATTCAAATTTAACTTGTAGTTTTAAATCTTTTATTTTGCCTAGCTCTTCAAGTACTTTTAATTTTATATAATATTTTTTCTCTTTTATTGAATCAAACATATGACCATCGTAAACAACTCTTTTATTTTTATATTTATTTACTTTAACATCTATTGAATGATTCATTAATTTTTCATATGTTTCTTTACTTACTCTCATTGTCGCCTCTTTTTAGTATCTTTAACATTTCTTGTTGAAATTCAGCTGGTAATACTTCACCCCAACAATATAGTTTTTCAATAGCTTTTTCTATTGAAGCTAATTTTTCAACAGTTTCTATACTTAATATTTCATAATTCATTTAATCACCACTTTTTATAAATTAAATCTTCTTCATTCCAATTTTCATATTTACTTTGTAAATATATTTTTATTATTTTTCCTAATTTTTCTCTTTCTTTTTTAGTACCAAAGTCATATTTTCTATGGCATTTATTTTCTGTTAATTCAGTACATAAAGTTACTACATTTTGTTCTATGCCAAGTCCACCTTTAGAACGAGGTATATAATGTGCATTTGGCATAACATTGTATGAATTACCACATACTACACAACAATGATTATCTCGTTCAAAGACTTTCTTTTTTACTGACATAGGTATATCAGTAGCTTTACTTCTTTTTGTTTTCATACTTATCCCCCCTTAATAAGTACTTTTAATTCTTCTAATTCTTGTGGGCTTAATGTATCTATCCCTTGTTGTCTACATTCTTCACAAAGCCCATTTAATAAAATTGCAAACTCACTTGTTGTCAATTCATGACTTGGTGTATATACATGATATACATTAAATTCTTTGCCATTTTTAGTTATTTTAGATTTCTTTTCACAATACTCAATGCCCCTTAATTCTTTATCACTTGGTATCATAATTTCATATCTTGGACTATAAGATTTCAACATATTGAAATGTAATTCTTCAACACCTATTTTTGTTTTTAAAGATAACTCACTAATAAGTTTCCAATATTTAGAGTTTTGTTTTTTATTTCTATTTTCCTTAAACTCTTTAATCTCATATAACTTAGTATTATCTAGTTGAAATAAGTATTGTGCTATTTTTTTAGGACTTCCTATCATTTAACTTCATACTTTCTTTTATTAAATTGTTCATAAGTTAATATTGATTTTATTTTTAATTCTTTGATATTTACTAAATAATCCAAATTAATTATCATACAAGTTGTTCCATCCCCATATGTTGTAAATCCATCACATCTCACAGGATTAAAGAAGTACATTTCTTTACCATCGTATAATTTGACTCTATTTTCTATTTCTAATAAATCCTTATATTCCACTAAATCAACTAAATCTTCACTTGATTTTGTTACATTTTTTTCTTGAATACTTGAACTTCCAATATCGTTGTGGTCTAAATATCCATCATCTTCAAATGATTCATTTAGTTTAAGTATTTTACAAATATAACCTTCCTCAGTTCTTACATAATCTCCTACTTTCATAAATCACTCCAAAAAGTTATCCATATCTTGTTGTTCTTCAACTATGTCACCAAAATTAGCGAAAGGATCTTCTGTTTCTTCTTTATCTACAGGTTCTACTTTATTTTCAGATTTCTTACTTTCTAAAAATCCTATTCTTTCTACTAATACATAAGTTAAACTTCTTTTATTTCCATCTTTATCTGTATAATTGTCTACTCTTAAATTACCTTCTACTGATATTAAATTTCCTTTATCTTGGTACATAGTTAAATTTTCAGCTTGTTTATTCCATACAGTACAATTTATAAAATCAGCTTCTTGTGTTCCATCTTCTCTTCTTGGTCTATTTACTGCTATTGTAAATCTACATACTGATGTTCCATTTGAAGTTGCTCTTAATTCTGGTTTAGCTGTTAATCTACCAATTAAACAAATTCTATTCATATTTCTAATTCCTCCAATTTATTTAAAATTTCTTCTTTTGTTTTAGGTACAATTTCTACCAATTGCCCTAAATTTTTCTTTGGTAGCCACAAACAATAACACTTTTCAAATACTTTTCCGCAAGCTAATTGATACATTCCTAATTGCCATTCTAAATATTCTTTGTCTAGTTCAGCAGTAAATTTAATATCAATTAAACTTTCTATGCCATTGACATTAGCAATCATATCTAATGTTCCAGCATATAAGTATTTGTAATGTACTCGTAATTCATGTTCTAGTGGCTCTATTTTTAACTTTTCTACTAGTCTTAAATATTCTCTAATACATATCTCTAAATCTTTATTTTTAATATTTAAAACTTCTTTTTTAGCTTGTTCTAAATCTGATACATCTAGGTGTTCTATTATTGAGTGACCTTTAGTACCAAATTCAGCTTTTTTATTCAATATTTTTTTATCGATTCCTTTGTATTTATCTGGAAATATCTTTTGTATTATTTGAGTTACACTTGGTGTTATAATTCCATCTACTAAATACAAATGACTATCTTCTAAAAATTCAATCATTAATCTGCTACTGATAATGAAATACTAGATTTTACTTCACTTGTTTGTGAATATGCTTCATATATTTCAGGAGCTTCGGCTTTAAGTCTTTTAGAATCTATTGTTGTTCTTGTTGTACCATCTTTAATTGTTGCTGATAAACCATTGATTATAAATTTTTTAATGCCTACTTTATTCATAGCTTCCATTAATCCTTCTTTTAAAATCTTTTCTTGATATTCTATTTCTTTCTTTGCTTTTTCAAAGTTAGTTATTTTATTTATTATTTCTTCAGCTACTTTTATTTCACCATTTTCTATTGTTACTAATTCGTTCATCTTTCTACTCCTTCTAATTTATCCTTTATAAATTCACTTGCTTCAACTAAAGTTAAATCACTTAATTTTTTCTTTTCTACTACATCTTGTAGATATTCTTTTATTTCTTCTTTAGTGTATAATTCTTTTATTTTTTTTTTTTTGTTGTTCAGTGATCATTACTTCTTTGTCTTTTACAGTTACATTTGATTTTGTTTGCTTTGGAGATTCATCTTCTACACTTTCTGGTAAATCTTCTCCAGCATAGATATAAAGCCCTAAACCAAACATTGCTAAATTTTTTGTTAAACATCTCATTATTGTTTTATTGATATCAAACATAGTTGCTGATTGTACTTCTTTTTCAACTGTCGTATATTCTTTTGTTTGATAATTATATTTTTTTACTTTGTATGTATATGACTTGTCTTTCATTGCTTTATTTGCACTATCCATTACTGGCAACCACATCTCATGTGTTATTCCTTCAATAGTTACCCTTGTAAATACCATATACCCTGTTTTTTCATCGAAAATATATGGTAATTGGCTTTCTCCAAATTTTAATATTTCATAACTTGCATCAGGATATATTTTTTTTACTTCTGACCATGCATATGTCCAACTTAAATATGTTAATTCTGTACTTCCATTACTTTTCTTTTCAGTTTTATCATTACAATTTATTTCAAATAATTTTTTAAAGTGTTCCATTGTTACCCTCCAATTCCATAATCAAAATACATTTGTTCTTGATTATCTCTTAATTCTTTGATTTCTTCACTTGCCTGTAGTTCTGGATATTTTTCTACTACCTTTCTTCTAGCTCTTACTACACTTTCAAAACTAGGTAGCTTGTATTTATTGTGTTCTAGCATTAATCCCATAAATTCACTTTTAACAGGTACTTCTAATGCTGTATAAGTTTCTAATACTAATACAAAATTATCATTTCTTGCTTTAAGACTTTTTTCTAGCACTGACTTTACTGTTTCCTCTAATGTCTTTATCTCCATCTTTAAGTTCCTTTATTTCTTTTCTCATTTCTCTTATTCTTGTTAAATATTTTGTATTAGTTTCTTGTTCTCTTTTAATTTCTTCAATAAGTCTTTCTTTTTCAGTCTTTAATTTTGATACTTGTAATTTATAAGTATTTAATTCATTTTCTAAAGACTCTTGTTCATTCTTTTTATTTTCAATATGTTTTTGTATAGTTTTATAAGGTGATACTATTATTGTTAATAGCTTGTCCACTTTTTTCTTCATATTTTTTCAATTCCTCCATTAAAGTTTTGATTATATCTTTTGCTTCTTGTAGTTCTTCATCTTTTCTAAATAATTCACTTTCTAAAGTTTCTATTTCTGCATTTTTTTGTTCTAACATTGATGAATAAGTTTCATAACTTACACTTGTTGGTTCTGGCATTTCATCATAGCAATAACCCATATTATTTAAACTCCTTTAACAAATCTTCCATTTGTTGTATATCTTCTTCACTAGCTGGTTCTTCTTTAAATTCTTTATCCATCCATTCTGGTTTTGTTTCTTTTTGTTTTCCTTTTAGTTTGTCAAATATAATTCCTTTATAACCATTAGCCATACATTCATCGATGAGTTCAATAATACAATTAGTTCCATACTTCTCACAATTAGAATCTATTTGTTTAAGTAAACTCTTTAATCCTGTTTCTTTGTATTTAAAGTTATTTTCTTGTTTATACTTTAACCATTCTTCTATTTTATTAATTAATAAATTATTATTATTTATAAATTTAAAATTAGAAATATAAAACTTAAAATATAAAATACTTGTTTTGTTTTCTTTCGGTTCTTCTTCGGTTTCATTTTGGTTCTCTTTCGGTTCTCTTTCGGTTCCCTTTTTGGTTCTTCTTTTTGAATTGCATTTTGATAAATTTAATTGATTCTTTAAAGTATTAAATATTGCTTGATTGTGTCCTGTTAAATTAGGCTCTATATCCTTAAACATATAATCATTTATTGCTATTAGTAATATTGCTTTATCCTTAACTGGTAAAGTATCAATTAAGTTATAGTAATCAAAATACATAGTATAACTATTTACATTATTCATATATCGTTCCTCATTTGACTATTTTTAAATTGTGTGTTATATTCTTTATGTAAATTATTTTTATAATTTATTGAGTTATAGATTCGCTTCACACACATTTTGAGCGAATCCTTTTTTTATACATTTTTCTAAATTTACTTCATCATATTTGACATTAGCTACTAAAAGCATTATTGTTGTTACTACTAGAAATGATCCTATAAAGAATGTTAGTATTTTTTCTTTTCTTTGTTCTTTTTTCAATAGAGCTTTTTTTCTTGCCCATTCCTTTTCACGATTAATTTTTAATACTGTTTGTAAATCCATTGTTTAACCTCTTTCTATTCCAACTTTTTTTTCAAAATATTGCTTATTTATACGACCTGGAAATGTAAATACTATTTCTTTTTTTTCTTTAGCTTCCATTTCCATTTGAGTATTTAATTGCTTTATAATTGTGTAAGCTTTAGTTTCACTATATTCAAGCATTTCTTGAATATCTTTTACTGTGTAAAATAGTTTTTCCATAAACCCTCCTTTTCATTTGTTCAGGCACTTATCGAAAGCAAATTGAATTAAAATTATTCTTTAAAAAATGCTTAATCGTTATTATTACTTTTCTTATTATTTGTATTATTAGTTATATTTTTAAAATTGATATTAAAGCTATAAAAGATTTGTTTTAAATAATATTCTATTCCTATAAGTTTCCATAAAATTAAAAATACTAAAACAGTTGGTGCAATTACAAAAAACATTGCAATAAATTCTCTCATATTTACTCTCCTTTATTCTTCTTTATTAATTATCGTATTTGCATCAATATTTGTTTTTGTTTCCTCATAGAACTTAGTCCACTGAAAGCCAAATACTTTTGCAATTATTTTTGCCATTTTTGGTTTAGGAGTCCTAATTCCAATTTCATATGATGAATAAGCAGATGGTGAAACACCTATAGCTTCTGCTACCTCTTCTTGTGATAGACCTTTTGCATTCCTAAAGGCAATTAACCATTCTCGTTTCAATATTTCACCTCCTATTGATTTATTTCACAAAAAGTAGTATAATTTAGTTGCTCTTATACGGGCTAGAAATGGAGTGATGCCCATTGGGCAAACTTTTGACTACGCCCTGTTCCAAATACTAATTATGATTAGTCTTAACAGCTATGGGGCTATTAAATTAAAACAGAGAGTAAACTCGTAAGTGTTAAGATATTGCAACTAATGTGCTAACACACATTAGAGATACCAAAATCCAAAACCAAGTTGCCATTCTTGTAAAAATAATGGGGAGTTGACTACTACTCTTATAAATAAATTGGGTAGATATGCTAGTATCTAAACAATTTGGGTATATAAAATGTAGGAAGTGCTGAGACATCAGCATAATCATGTCTGGTAATGGAATAATATCTGCAATATATTTGGTAATTAAATCCGTAAATATAATTTAGTGTTAGATAAATTATATTTTCGTGAATCTTCTTAAAATCAAGTAGAAGTTTGGTGACCGAAACTTGATTTCTTTTTTTATTTTATAACTACCTTTTGTGGTTACAATTAAATAATACAACTATTTTTGGTAGTTGTCAACACTTTTTGTGAATTTTTTTATTGTTTTTAACCACAAAATATGATAATATTTATTTGGAAGGAGTGAAAAGGTATGGAAAATAAGTCTTTTCAAGATGTCTTTAAAGAATTAAGACTCGAGAAAAAAATGTCTCAAGATAAAATTGCGGAAGAATTAGATGTTTCACAAAGTCTAGTTAATAAATGGGAAAATAATCAATCTACTCCAGCTCCTGAAATGTTAGAATACATTGCTGATTACTTTAATGTATCTGTAGACTACTTAATTGGTAGAAGTAAATATAAGAATTTAGAAACTGATAATTCAGAATTAGAAAATGCTCTTTTTAGTAAAGTAAAAGAATTATCTGATGAAGATAAAAAAGTAGTTTTAGATGTCATGAATGCAATAAAAAAAGATATAGATAATGAAGAAAAATAAGTACAGCAGTATCGTACTTAAATAATTGAAAGGAGATGTTGCTGTATGCTAATTGCATTATTAAATGGAGATATAACACAAGAAGAATATATTAATAATAATGATGTTACTTTAATATATAAATCATTGCCCAAAAAAGTTTATGGATTTATATTTAGATATAAAAATAGAAATATAATAGCTATAAATAGTAATATTTCTACAAATAAAAAAAAGATGACAATTCTACATGAATTAGCTCATTTAGAATTAAATCATCTGGATAATAAAAAAAGACTTTTAGAATTTAAAATTGAAGATATAGAAGATGAAGCAGATAGATATATTAAATTTATTATGGAAGAGGTATTAAATGAACGAAATTAAAAAGCTAATTGATATCAATGCACTACCTTCACTAGAAAGAGAAGCTAAATTTAGAAGAGAATATAATAAAAATCTTGTAAAAGTTACTACTCACGGAGACTCTTGTGATAAATGCAAAAAATGGGAAGGAAAAATCCTAAATGATGATGTATTTACTTCATTCAAAATTAATAAAAAATATGGATTGTTGTCTTATGCAATTAAAGATGGATTATTTCATAATGGATGTAGACATGGATTAACTACATACTATCCTGAACTAGAAAATATTAGTTATAATAAGGACGAAACACTCATTGATAAAAATAAAATTTTAATTATTCATTTAATATTATTTATATTTACTGCTGGAATAGGAAATATTATATATTTGATCCATAAAAAACACAATTAAATAACTACTCTACTATTGGAAGAAGGTGAAATAATGAATATAGAAGAAAAAGATAAACTATACTATAAATTATTAAACAAATTACAAGAGCTAGAATTAAACGATGGAAAAATAATAGAAAAAATAAAAGAACAAATGATAATGATGAAGGAACAGGAATTCGAAAAATATATAGAAGAACATAATAAATTAATGAATCAAATATCAAATGTTGTTACTGAGCTTGAAAAAATAAGAAAAGAATTAAAATTTAATGATGTATAAGGATGTGAGTTATGAAATGGTATGATTATCCAAACACAACAGATAATTGGAACAATAATGACTACATAATGTTTGTAGATGAGAATAATACAATAAATTCAATTAATATTATTAAAAAAAAATATTGCCAATAATGAAGAAGTTAATCCTAATGACAATATTTTTACCATAACAGGTTGTATATTTTCTCATGAAGTATATAAGCAAGCAGCAGAAGAACTAAAGAGTATAAGAAATAAATATTGGAAAGATGGTCAATACTATGATGCTGATAAAGATGAAATTAAACCAGCATGTTTTCATTCGGAAGATATTCGAGGAAGAAAAAAAGCATTTCATAAATCAGTAATAGATGATAAAAAATATTATAATTTTATAATAGATTTAGATAATGCTCTAAAAAGAATACCTTATAAAATAATATCAATAAATATAAATTTAAAAGAATATATATTAAATCCTCATAACACTGAAATGGATGTGTATAAAGTAGCTTTTAATTTTATAATTGAACGATTCATATATAGTATGAGGTATGACAAAAAAGGTGCTGTGATTTTTGAATCTAGAGGAAAAAAAGAAAATAAAAAACTATTAGAACATATTGATATGATTATTAATCATAAAGGAACTGAATTTATATCAAGTAAAGAATTATCTTCAAAAATAAATGGTGTCTATTTCAATAGAAAGATTAGTAAAAGAAATAGACCTTATTATGGAATAGAAATAGCAGACTTATCTTCATATCCTATACATAGATATGTAAAATTTGATACAAAAGGACGAGATTTTAAAACTATAGAAGTAAAAATAATTGGGTATCCAAATTATTATGGTAAAGGGTTAAAAATTTTTCCAAAAAAAATAGAGGCAGATTTTGTAACTCCCTCTACCGACCACGAATGTGATCCCATAACTGATAGATAAACCTCTTTCAGTAACAAGATTATATCATAGTAAAATAAATCTTGTCAAATATAATATATGAAATTTTTCAAAAAAATATAATAAAAAGTCCTAAATTCACACAATATAATTAAGAGCATACAAATAAATTATACCATAAAATTAATAAAAAAAGACCTCGTACTGCGAATACGAAGTCAACACATTAATGTGTACAGAAATTAAAATTACTACCACAGTATTTCTTTTTCTGTACTCTAATTATACATAATTTTAAATTAAATGTAAAGATTGGAGGTTTGGAGTATGAATTTAAAGATTTATGAAAAAACAAAATACAACAATATTTATAAGCATAAAATTAATGGAACTTATGCTATTGATTTATCGTTAGGATATGATGAATATGGTAAAAGAATAAGAACTACTAAAACAGGCATAGCTACTGAAAGTTTAGCAAAAAAAATACTACACGATGAGGAAAATAAAAAAAACATCAAAAATAATATCATAAAAGTTTCAAAATTTGAAGATTGCATAGATGAGTATTACGAATGGTGTACTCTTTCAAATAAGGTAAAACCTGAAACATTAAGAAAAAAGAAACTAAGATTTAATAATCACATTATTCCATTTTTTAAAGGTATGGATTTAATTAAAATAAATGAAAATACATTATTAAAATGGCATAAATATTTAGATCAAAAAACTCTAAATACAAGTACAAAAAATACATTACATAAGCAACTATCAGCATATTTCAATTGGTTAGTATTGCATAAAAGAGTTCTTTCATTTAATCCATGTCTATCGGTTGACAATTATAAACTTCCAAGTAAAGTAATTGAATACAGAACATTAGAGCAAATGAATACACTATGGAATACCATTTTAAACGATTCTAACAAGAAAAAAGAAACTAAACTACTCATTTATTGTATAACTAAGGTTTTATTCTTCACAGGCTTTAGAATTGGCGAATTATTAGGAATTAAAATTAAAGACTTTGATTACGATATAAAAAATAATAATACAATAACTGTTGATGAAATAAAATTAATATTAAATAGAACTATTTATTATGGTAAAGGTGGATGGATTCTAGGAAATGGAAAAACTGATTCATCACTAGGAACAGTATTTATTGGTAAAAATGTATTCCAACCTATTTTTGACTATGTAAAATATATGAAAGAATTAGGATATGTATTTGAAGATGATGATTACTTATTCACTAATCCTAATTCAAATAAAGATATACCAGTCTACTCCTCTTCTTTCTTTCAAGAAAATATAAATTATTTTGTGGAAAAAGCAGGATTACCACATACAAAGCCAAAAGATATGAGAAGTTCATCAGGTACATTTTTATTAAGTAATGGATATTCACTTGAAGAAGTACAACATCATTTAAGACATACAAAGAAAGATACAACTGAAAAATATTATGCTACATTTTATGAAAAAAAGAAAAAAGAATTAGCTAAAAATATCGATAAATTTGCAGTTTAAAATCATCATGGGAGTTTTTTGGGAGTTCAAATTAAATTAATACATAAGAAAACCCTTTATTTCAAAGGGTTTTAATTCTTATATGGTGTCCCAGGAGAATGTCTCCGTGGTTTCCACATACAATATTACACTATTTTATATGCTTTTTCAAGCCTTTTTTTTCATATTTTTTGCATTTTTTTAAAGTTTGGGAGTTTTTTGGGAGTTTTTTTGTTACCTTGGTGTTACTATTGGAGTTTGCATATTGCTATATTCTTTTAAAATTAATTCATTGACTTCACGGCATTCACATTCAACAATTTCACGCATTAAAAAAGAACCTAGTCAAAACGACTAGGCTTAATTATTTTATAATAGCACCTGTTTCAGGAGCAACATATATTTGAACTTGACCAAAATCTCTAGTTTGAATAATAGCTACATTATCCATTGTCCAACCTAATATGTCGTATTCAAGTCCACCAAATTTAGATGGTAGAATCTTTCCACATTCATTGCCTACTACTGGAGCTTTGTCCATAGGATATACTCTCCAACTTTCTGCAGTTTCTGGTAATATTAATTTTTGTGTTGTAGATTCCTCTTCAAATCCTGGTAAACTAGCTTGTCCTAATGCATATTCAGTTGGATCTACAAAGTTTCCATCTTTCTTTACTTCGAAGTCTAAATGAACACCTGTTGCATAACCACTTTCACCTTCGTTAGCTATTATAGTTCCTTCTTCTACAATATCTCCTACTTTAACATTTAAAGTGTTATAAGCTAAATGACTATATCTTGAAGTATAACTATCATTATGCTCTAGAATGATATAGTTTCCAGCCCATTTATCTACTGGAGTATTATCTCCTACTATTTCACTATCTTCCATTCTATTTACTGATTCTATTACTTTTCCTTTAGCTACTGCTCTTACTTGTCTATTGCTTGTTCCTGATAGTACATCTACTCCTGTGTGTTTATAAGTTCCTCTATTGTCACTATAAGGACTTACTATATATGCTTTTTCTAATACTTCCATTATTTGTTTCCTTCTTTCTTATTATATTGAATATTTGATATACCTGTTATTGCTCCTAAAAATGTAGCAATTAAAGATATTGTTCTTATTATTAGTGTTGTATCA